GTTGCACCAATACCGAAGGTTTTTTCCAAAACTCTTCGGTACGAAGAGAATCCTGGTTTGTAAACCATCGGACGTGCCGGATGGACCGTTTAGTGGGTCGCCGAATTCGGCGATGCCAAAGACACTCGCAGACCTATGCGAGTCCATATTCAACGGTACAGACCAGGAGGATTTTCCCAGATGGCAACATTTTGCCCAGACTGCCTTTGCAGACTGGCTAAGTGAGATTGCCGATCTCCCTGCGAGGTTATTGACCACCGGTCAGATGATGGGTGATCCTACCTCTTTCCCAGTAATGTCTGTTTTATCAGCATTCTGCCTGTATGAGGCAGTCGGGGCAGTGGGATATCAGCAGAAAAAGCCGAGGTGTAGGGGCCTAAGGGCACCCCACGACCAGGTAGGCCTATTCTGCGGAGATGACTTCCTGGGTGCTTTGTTCCACCCAGCCTTACGGGAGTTTTTCGACTCTACTTTCCACCGATGTGGAGGACGTCTAAATAGACGTAAGTCGTTTTACCACCCAACACGCGGTATCTTCACTGAAGTACCATATGTGTGTGGGTTCCCTCGTCCTATTGAGAGCTTGTCCATTTGGACAGCCCCGCCGGGAGGGAGTAAGGGAGAAGTTACATGGGTTAACCAGCTGCAAGCGGCAGCGGACCACCGGCGCCAATTTGGCGACCGAGAACGTGGACAACTCATGTTAGCCAAGAAGTCACCATTTTGGTGGACTTGGCAGCTGCTTCAAGAGCAGGGTTACCCTGTGGGGGCCCCTCTTGAATATGGTGGGCTCGGGGCGCCGGTGGGCGTCCGTGCTTGTCCGACCACCTTTAAGTGGTTGGCCTACCTTAACCAATTGCCTCTTGGCTCTTGGATACAAGGACACCATCTGGCAGCTCCACCCGGTATGCCTATATCCAGCCTCTATACTCTTCGGATGAAGAAGTATTATGGTTGGTTGGAAACCGTGGTGGGATTTCAGGATAAATACCCTGATAGACGAACCATGTCTGATCGGATGCTGTTGACCCGATCCGCAGTTGACGGCCAGCCTGTCACTGTTCGAAAGCGAACAGGACAAAAGATCGAGACAAACTACCAAGCCCTCTGGCTTCGTGAGTTTGCACCGACAGGCGCCTTCCGCGGTATACAGTCTGATTTCTGGTTCAGGAACGGAGTAGAGAGAGAAAGAGTCCCTTCGGCGACAGCTTTCCTTGGTAGATTTCTATCAAAGATAGCCCCATAC